AAAAAGGATTGCAAATTCATCTATCTGTATCACGCTGGTAATAAAAGAGGCCCCAACAATATTATTTCCATCCATAATAAAAATCAATTTTCCGACATAACTTGAAGGCAACGATTTCATAGTAATTGTAGCTTGATTTGTAAGTTGGACATCAGATGACCCTGAATCATAATGAAGAGTACCGGTTTCTTGTAAATTTGATGGATACCCAGCCCATAAATATTCAATGATTCCATTTGTAACTACATCGTATGTGTTGGTAGGTTTTGTCACAATTTTGTTTCCCATATAAACACCTTTGACATATTCACTTTGAACCGTATTAAAAGTCGAACTAAAAGGTGTTACGAATGATGCGGGCGAAGGGTATTGGATACGATTTCGATTCGCGCTTGACAATTCAATAAAACGTTGATTACTCATTTTATAGAATTATCTTTTTTAAAATAAATATAGATGTCATATAAAATCAATAAATCCGATGTAGCCAAGTTAGACAACAGAAAAATGTTTCCACCCTCCTCACTTGAATACGAGAAAAGCGTTCATTCTGTTTTAGTCCAACAAGACAACAATATGCAAGAACAACAAAATTTTTCGTACGGAAACCCAAACCAGAATGATATTTATCAATATAGGTACGATTCATTTACTACAGGAAGTCGTGATGTCGACGTTTACCCTGTGCCTTACGCATCTATAAATTTGCCAAAAACTAAAAAAGATCCCGTCGTTGAATTCCGAGATGTGTATTCAACTCCGGAAGTATCAGATGTTTGTGGCGTTGAAGAAGATGGTGTTACGAGTGTATGCGGACGAGGTGCAAAACATCTTTACAAAATCATGGACCCTAAATTCAATTTGAGAGAAGCTGCCAAGAATTGCATTTTGCTTGAAGATCATCTTTCGCATGTAGGGAAACAGTGTTCGGATTGCATCAAAAAACATTGTTTAATGATTGAAGGTTTTTTGGAAGAAGGAATCACGTTAGACAAAAAGAGAGAACACAAAAAAGAATTTGATGATGCAATCAAAGATTTTCGTGTCATCTTTCAAAAACTGGCTGATAAATTGAAAACCGACGAGTTGAATGAAGAAGACTGTCTTGAAGTCGCACAAGAAATACGAAAACTAAGAAAGCCTCTTTGCCAAAAATATGCAACTTTTTTTTAAAATAAAAAATAAAAATATTGCGTTAAAGAAAACAAACATGTCTGCGTCTGCTTATTATTCTACACAAAACGGAATTGGTGCCCCAGGAAACTTTGGTATTTCAAACACGATTAGAATTGGTGTAAAAGGAAACGTAAATAATTACAATGGAGGACTTAATAATGCTGGTTTATTGCCTCAAAACGCTAACGTCATCACAACCACTAACGTAGTTGCTGGTATGATTAAAAACGCGAAATATGTTCCCCAACAAGATCTGGCTCTTAATGTCACCAACAAAGCTCTTGATGCGGCTGCATACAATGCCAATCAACTGAATATCACTAGTGGTCCTAAGATCCATTTGTACCCCAACGAAACGAGTGTCAATACCTACCAAGCTTAATTCTACCAAAATTTTTTAAAATTAAAAAATTTTATACTTTACTTTGTGGATATGCGTTTGAAAACTTCTCGTAATCCAATGCCGTTGTCTGTACTGGAGGAAAAACTCGCATTCCATTATTCGGGATTTTGAAAGGGTCGGTAAACACCTTTCCTGATATGATTGGATTCATGATTCTAGATTCGCCTTTAATTGATGCGCGACCGCAGCCATTCGTTCCATATTCACTGAATTTCTTGTACGCGCTCATTTATTAGTATGATTATTTTAATTTGAAAAACTATAGATTGCCATATGATATTTTAGACCAGAACTGAATTTCACAAATCGTGCGATATCTTTACAAAATGGCTCTTCATTCAAATTAAATCGGAATTTTAAATGTCCAAATGTGTTTAAAAGATTTTGTTATCTTTTAAATTCAATTATTTACTTTTTGGCAATACGACGAACAGGAGCCTTTGTCGCAACTGGTGGAGGCGAAGGAGCTCGTTCAACGACCGGCTCATCTTTCAAAGAGCCCGTATCAGATTCAGAATCAGACTCTTCTTCGGGCATAACTTCCGGCGAAACTACAACCGGCACAGGGGCAGGCGCAGAAGCACGCATCAATCGCTTGACACCTGATTCTTTCAATTTAACTTCAGCTTCGTGAAGCTTTACTTGCAAACTGACTTTGCTGCCAATAAAGATGCCTTCAATCTTGATGGCACCCTTTACGTAACATTGTTTGTTCATGAGAGACATCGGGTCAATATCACGACCATTTTCGTCATAGAAAATGCTAGTAATCGTATCCGTCTTTTTATTTTGTAAAACCTTGGCGTATAAAACCGGACTTGAACCTTCAACAACCTTACCTTTCTCACGTTTCAGATAAATTGGGTTGAACTTCTTCAAATCTGCCTTTTCCAATTCGTATTTTCCAACATCATCACGATGTTCTAGGATATAATCAGATGCATGCTCACACACCTTGTTGAAAGTGTCAAGAAAGTCCTTTTCTTCCTTGGTGGGAGCATCCATGTTGCATAGACATAATGACAATGTGTATCCATCCACTTTTCCAGTTGTCATGTTCACGTTTTCGGACAGACCGAACGAGAATAGACGTTGGGTTTCGAAAATCAAGTCGCCGTACGATCCATCGATGTTGCGAACGCTAATAGGGACTCGTTTAAAGCAGACGGAACTGTTTGGGATTGAGCCATCGCGAGGTTTTCCGTAGATGATATTGTCGGTGTTAAAGCCAGAGGCCGAAGTAATTTGAGTATTGATCATTGTTCTTTTATTTGGTTTAATTCTTTTTAAATTAAAATTAAAAAATCAATTTTATTTTTTAATTTTAAGGCATACACACGGTCTATATTATTTTCATTGTTTTTTCATTTTAGACTTTTTAGTACTTTTCTTGGTCTTTTTTGGCATCGACTTTTTTGCACTTTTCTTGGTATTTTTTGGCATAGACTTTTTGGCACTTTTCTTGGTCTTTTTTGGCATCGACTTCTTTTTCTTTCGCATGGCAGCTTCATGAGGTTCTCGGGGTGGTAGTAAGGGAGGCGGTAGATACAGAACGGGTGGATCAGGAGGTTGCTGATTCATTTATTGTAATAAATAAAATTAAATTAAATCGTCTTCTTTTAGCAATTGTTTCACAACATGTCCGGAGAAAGACTTGATGTACTTTTTCCAGTACTCTACCATATTTTCACGCATTTCAAATTCTTTCCAATACTCTGTATCCGTTTTTTTCTCAAGATCACTGTACTTGTTAAAAAACTTGCGTAAATCCAAACGTCGTTTTTTATGCTCCTCCTCTTTTACCGCATACAATTCTTCAACACAATCTAAATTTTTCTTTAAAAACACGATCTGACGACCATAAATGCAATGCAAGGCATACACCAATTCAAAGTAGAAATCCTCTTTTAATGGAACAATTGTCTCATTCCATTTTTTGGTTTTCAACGCATTCATGAACAAATCAATCACTTTTTGATCCTTTTTGTATCCCTTACCAACAATGTATATCTCTGAATTGGCTGGTCTGCTCGCCAGAGGCTTTGTAATATAAAATTCATCAAAGACATTTGTTAACAATTGCAACAAGGACATATTAAAAGGCTTGAAAAATAAAAACATTTTGCATACCAATGTCCCACCCTCTTTCAACGTTTTCAAACCACATATAATCTGTCCTAAATTCAAAGGAGATTCATTCAATTCAGCGTCTGTTTCAGAACCAATTCCGATATCGCTGGTGTACAAATCCACCTTATTTGCGAGACGGTCTTCAATGATCTTTATCATTTTAGGATCTGTAACACTTCCACCATTTTTTTCATTCATTAACCAATTTGCCTCCCCGTATTTCTTGTAAAGTCCAAACGAATCTTTGAAAATTTCCTTATCTTTCTCTTTATCCTTTTCTCCAGGCCACAAACTATTCGCATACCACTTGTAATTTTTATTATCTGTTTCTGTCTTGATGTAATGATTTAATGCCAAGATAAATGCACCTGGATATTCGGCGTTACAAAAAATCGTAAAATCGCTTGAATGTTTTTTGGGGACCAAATCGAATGTGTGGATCATTTCCCAACATTTCATCCACGCGTTTGTGATGGAACCATTGACATTGGTCACAAACTTTTGTATTTCTTTATTGTAATTTTTCAACCGGTCGAGATTTTTCGTGACAGACAAATAAAAATCAAGTTTTTCTGAATTGTTTTCGTGGAATTTGTCAATCTCAATTTTTTCTTTCTCCAACTGTTTTTCAAGCTCAATCTGTTTATACTCTATCAATTTACCACTTGGTTTATCCAACTTAATAATGATTGGTTTTTTTTCATCGGACGAAATAGTCAACATTTTCACAAAAAAAGAAGCGATCCAATTTTCAGGATACATTTTCGAATATTTTAAAATAGATTGTTTCGTATTTTCAGGAAGTCTTAATAAATAATCAACATCCAATTGCTTGTAAACTCGCTTGACCATCTTTTTGACATTAAAATACCGGACAACTTTTTTAATCTCTTTCATCTGTTTTTCATCCATTACATTCTCCGTCAAAAAGAGCGGATTGAAAAAATTGTTTTTAAAAAAAGTTCTTCGAATGCACTGTTTGTCGCGCATTTCATCAATGTAGATATTTTCAGGCTTGGTGTAAATCTCGAAACCCGAACTCGTTTGGTACACCAATGCATCCTTTTTACCAAGATCGTAATGCATACTAAACCCTTCAAGCGGAGTAAATTCATTTGTTGATACATTCATGAACCCTTGTATAAGCGGCTCGTCTCCGTACCCAATTTTTTTCAAATTGTTGTACATATCCAGCAAATAAACTGTACCGTTTTCTGAAAATCTGATGCATGGTAACGTATAAGAATAGTTTGGAACGAGTACAGATCTTTCATTCTTTTTCGAGGTGACGTAAACCATGAAAAATGATGTTTTTTTAGAAATAGTTGCATCTTTTGTCATTATAAAAATGTAATTGATGAAAACAAACCCGATAAACCAAGAAACCAAGCTCGAAATGTAGTCATAATCTGTTTCTTTGAATTTCAAAACGCATCTTGTGTCAAAGATCAAGATGTCTACTTTTTTGCTACCGAAAAAGTGACAATTCTCAACTTTTTCTTCCGTAAAGAATCCATCGTCTTCCCAATTTTTTATTGAATTTTGGTAAGTTTCTTCGTGCTTTGACAATTCGTTTTGATCGTTTTCTTCAATCACACTGTACCCCTTTAAAGAGATGTCATGTTGCAAAACCAAACTTTTGGTGATAAAAAGTTCAGTTTCTTTGGTTATTTTTTCATTTGTTTTTTTGAACAGTCCGTCTTTTGAGACTGAGGTTTTCCACTTCATATTTTTGTATGAAAAATCATAGTATTTGAATATTTCGCTGAGATCTTGTCTTTTCAAAACTCCATTTATTTCAACCACGTAAAAATTTGAACCGGTTTTTCCAGAACAGTCGTATACTTGACCAATTTTTTTGTAAGAATTGTGATTCTCGATAGATGAATTAAAAAAATCCTGAAATAACGTTTGTTCCATTTTATTTAGATTGAAAATAAATCTAAATAATCATTTTTATAATATTATCTTTTCATTTTCTTCAAATGTGTATTCTTTGTCATTAATGTTTTTAATTACAATTTTCTTTAGCCCAAAATCTCTCGGATAAATTTCGCTTCCGTGACAATCTAGATTGGGTCCCAAATAAGGAAGAATCACGTCATAAATATCATTATCGTTTTCATCTTTGATCCAATCAATCGGCATAATTCCTCTCGGAACTTTTAACAAGTAAAAATATTTATTGTCGTTGTATTCATAAGGCACTTTGATATGTTTATTGAATTTTTCCACTTTTTTGGGGTTAAAAATGTTGTACGCAAATTTGGTCATGTCATAAAAGAACACGCAGCAATTCTTTTTGTTTTCAGGGTCTACCGTTGATTTCAAGAGTTTATACATATTGTAAAAAGATTTAAGTTTATTGAATGAAATGAATAGAATAAAAAGTATAATTAAAAGGATGTAAATCATTTTATATTTAAAATGATTGTTTAAAATAATTTTACAAAACTTTTTTCAAAATTCGGTAATAAGCATGCAAATTCAAATCGCGCAACACCATCTTGTGCATCACATCAAAAGTCACTTTTCGAGACGTTCGTTCTTCCCAGAACCATTGGTGGACATTTGAAAGAATGGACCATTCATCTTTTTGACAAACGATTTTTTCTTTTTGGACGAATTTCTTGTAATACAGATTGTGCAGATATTTTGCAATCTTGTAAGAATAATTCGTATACAATGCAATCTTTGAAGAAAATTGGGGGTACAAATCCAAAAATGATCTGAACAAAGGACTCGTCTGGTCACGCCACAATTCCAAGAAACGAAATTGCACATCAGGCTCATTGTTTCGAATACGCACATAATTTTGGTACGTAGAATTTACAATTTTCACTTGTTTTCCAGTTTGAGGATCGAACCCAATCACTCCCTGTGTTTGAAATGGATCGCACATCATTACATACTCTTGGAGATTTTGCAATGATACATTCTCGATTTTCTCTTGTTGAGGAAGACCGATAGAAGACATATCAAATGTCTGATTGTTTAGTAAAGTACCTACATGATACATTTGGTACGAACTGGGTGGATGAGAAACAATGCGAGTATCTTTTGTATTGCGCACTAGAAAAAAGTAAACGTTGGATGGATTCAACGCGGATGTTAAATCTTCGAATGAAGTGTCTAGACACTTTAGAAAAATTTCGCCAAACGATTCGCTACTCCCCCACCGGCTTTTAAATGCGTCCAACTTTCGATGCGTTGAAAGTTGCCATTTCGTATGAAAGTATAGACGCAATAGCGTACCTTCTTTTGCCGGAAAAAAAACATAGTTTGAAATATCGCGTGGAATTGAGCTAATTTGTTGTTCATTGTATTCTTCGGTATAGCCTAGAGATGAAGCCACAAGCGTAGAATTGTTGTACACGAGACCTCGGTAAGCTTTTAATTCTTCGGAACTTTCATTGTCGCATGTTTTGTAAGAGTAGATTTGTAGTTCGGAATCGTCATCGGTTTTTTCGACTAGACTTGTTAAATGAAAAAGGTTTTCAGGTAAATAAAATGTATCCATTTTAATAGTTTATTATTTCTATAAAATGTAATTAAAAAATCATTTTTATTAAATAAATGAAAACAAAATCGAAATCGAAATCGAAATCGAAATCGAAATCGAAATCGAAATCGAAATCGAAATCGAAATCGAAATCGAAATCGAAATCGAAATCTAGAAAAGTATGCAGTAAATTCTCTGCAAGTTCCGAACGTTTATTTGATGAAAAATTAGACGAAGAATTGGAAATAGACCACGACAAACTAATGAAAGATATCAAAAATTCAAAATCTGTCGATGACGTAATCGTCCCCCAAAAAAGAGAAGAGTATGGTAGTATTGAAATAAGAAATCGAAGTAGTACAATCAGATATTTATACGACGTACTCTGTAAAGAAATATCATTGTATTATGAAGCATTGGTACACAATGAAAGAACCAAAAAATTGTTGAATCCGAGATTAATCGACTTTTTGAAAATGAAATTAAATCGATTCTTGGATCTGATTGAATTAATATATAAAAAATACAGAAAAGAATTATCAATAGACCAACGTTCATTTTTTACAGAAAATCAAGATAAATTTTTAGTCATTAAAGCAATGTACGTCACAAAAAAATTCGACGATACAAAATTAGAAAGAACTAAAACAAAGCACTTTAATAGAGTTTGTGATAAATGCGGAAAACCAGAAACAACAGTTGAATTAAAAGCTTGTCCCTGTGGAAAAGTTCATTATTGTGGAACAGAATGTCAACGAAGCGATTGGAAAGAACATAAAAAAGTATGTGTGAAAAGAGCTGATTCGGTATAAAAAATTTGTATTACAAATTTTTGTAAATATTCATAATGATCATACAGCAAATGCTATGAAAGTAAAAATCGCTTGTTTCTTGATTATTCAAACTAAATTTTCGGTCTCCTACAATGATCCACTTTAAATTATCTTTGGAAATCCTACTTTCGTCTTTCACATCCGGAATGTAAATGTAATTAAAGGTGATATAAGATTGAGCATCAAGAAAATGTGACAATACAGAGTCCACATTTTTGTTATTTGTAAAAAGAGGTCGAAGTTTGCATAAAATGGTGAGAACTGTCAAGTTTTTCTGTTCACTGTATTCAGAAGGAAGCAACATGTCAAAAAGGTGATAGGTCTCATTTGTATCGGCGACGTAAATAGGCAGTTTAGTGAATGAAATCATCTTTATAGTAAAAAGGTTTGGTATTGAATAATCAATTTTATAAAGATTTTGATTTTTATTTTGTGTGATTATGAAACTATTTCGTGTATATTATTTTTCTAACACACACATCAAATGTGTGTGTGGATTTTTTTTTTTAATTTTGAAATAAAAATCAAAAAATATAAATATTCTAAACATTTTTAAAGCATAACAGGTCAAAATACTTTTTTTATGAAATTCAAGTCATTATTATTTTTTTGGTATTTTTTAGATTTTTTCTATAGAAAATATGATTTTATAAAAAAATATTATAAAATCATTTAAATATCAATACTTACACCTTTGGACATATCAGCCTTTTGTGAATGTACTACCGTGGTTAAATCTTCGTATTTGGCAACCGGTTCCTGACATGCGTCGCACAGTCTCAGTACGGCCTTGATGCGTTCAAATAGGGCGTCTTCCATCTTTTTATAAGTCCGTGTTAACTGATTGGCGCGCTTAATATCGTCGGGGTGCATTTGTTTTTGCAAGAGGTATAAGCGTCCTGAAACGCCATCGGCGTCTTCGTCGTCTATACTGAGCCCGTTCGCTACCAACAAGTCGATCATATGGCCTTGGAGATAACCGACTTTTTCGGTATATTTCAAGAAATGAAGAAGGGCGTGATAAGTTGGATCATCGCGCGAACCTTGGCGTATCATGTCGCGAAAAAATGGATAACGTGACAGGATTTGAAACATCCATAAGGTAGGGCGATGGTGTTGGCGAAATTTAAAGACATTTCGTGCCAAGTAGTAAATTTGCCATTGGGCGTATGTGTACCCGTCTTCATTGTAGGTGTTGTAAAATGCCGGTGATATGGGTGACACATTGATAAAATCAGAGAGGGCACTTTTTAGGCCGGCATAGGTGCAGTGGATGTAGGGGTTAAAATGCCATAGAGTGATATGGTCGGTGAGAGGGGGAGCTTCAAAAGATAGACGTGTGGAACAAGACGCACAGAGTTGCCTAGTATCATTCATTCTATAGGGGTTTGTCTATATAGAATAGTTTTTTTAGACCATTTTATTGAATAAAGTTTATTCGTCTGGCACAAAGTTATCAACAATTTCATCTGTTTTGTTAATTTGATCCTCATTCAACTTAAACATATCATCAGCTGCAGAGTTAGCACTGTTAAACAATCTTTTTGCATCTTCAATCTTGCTAGTTTGTTCTTTCGGAGTTAATGATGATTGTTTAATGGATTCAATAGTTTGTTTTAGTGAAATTTTTAAGAATCCTTTTTGGATAATTGCAGGTTTTAATTCTATATCAAATTTTTGTTCATCAAGATTAAATAAGAAGCCGTCTTTTTCTTCCATAATATTAAGTACTTTATCTTTAGCATTATCGCTGCTAACTCCTGTTTCTGCAGCAAGATTCTCTATCATTGGAATTTTTGGAGCAGTAAAATAATTAATAGCTTTTGCTCCAATCCATAGAAAAGGTATAGCAATGGCAAACCATCCTAAATAGCACCCACTACTAAAAAACCCATTATCGCTGCATGTTTCTAATTGATGTCCTACAGATGCTAATAAAGCACCTGCTCCTCCAAGAACTCCTGATAACCCTTTTGCAATAGGTGTGCTCATAAGATATTCGTATGCAGCAATAATTAAACCAGCAATAACAATTATAGGTAAAACAGTTATTAGTATTTTTTTAACAATGTCATTATATGATGTAGGATTATTAACATCTAAGCCAAACTGTTTTTCTGACATATTTATTTATTTATTAATAAATAAATGAATCTGATATTTTCAATAATTTTTTGTATTATTATTTTAATTGTTCTTATTTACATAACGCCTCTTATACAATTTCAATCTTGGTATGATTGGTGGAATACATATGATCCAGATAATAAAAACAGATGCTTTTCATTAACAATGATGGCCTATTATAAATATAGCTACATCGCATATGAATCATATAAATTAATTACCCCTTTGCCAAATCAATTTACATATGATTGGTGGGCTTTATTTTTATCATCTATTATGGCAGGTGAAGCAATTGGGATTGTACCAAATGGATTATGTACACCTAAAGCATTATGTGAAAGTTTAATTCCAGGTGATTATCCAACAAATCCACTTCCTCCTAATAATGTTAGAGCGTGGCCAACAACTGCAAATGGATGGACAGATCTTTTACTTGCCTGGTTAGGATTTACAACTATTCCATTAAAAGAAGAAGACTGGAAACCAGATGAAACTAAATGGTCAAATCCTGATAATTTTTTAAATAAATGGGGTATACCAGCAGATTCACCAGCTGTTATTGCATTTATTACAGACTGGCCAGTTTATAAAAGCGACAAGATATATCCAGGAGTGCTAAACCCATTATTAGGATTACAAGGAGGAATTGGAGGATTTAGCGCGGGTGGATGGTTTGGATATTTACAAGCTGGTCAAGATTTTGGCAATTATGGATTAGCTGAAGCAAATCGTATGATTTGGTCATCTGAACCCCTTCCAAGTATAAAAAAAGCGCAAAAAGAAAGTAAATGCAATGCTGCATCTATTACATCTGGAGCAATTGGAATGTCAATGGGGGTTGGATTTGCTGCTGCTGCATTATTTGGCCCCATAGGCGCAGTAATTGGTGCACTAGTTGGAGCAGCTGGAGGGGGTGCATTGTCAGCGGCATCAACTGGTTGTATTTAAATATAACATTTTTGGTACGGCTTTTCTCTAAAAAGATGTGTGATTTATATAAAAAAGTAATATTTTTAATAATATAATAAATGTCAGCTAATACTCATGGAAATTTAATATTATTAGGAGTCACCTTAGTTGTGTTAACTGGATGTGCACTTCTTGTCTACAAGGTTGTATCTGGCAAGAAAGGAAACAAATGTCCAGATGGGCAGACATTTGATACTATAAGAGCCTCTTGTATTCCAAGCTGTGCAACAGGGACTACTTATTATCCAGCATATGCAGCATTTAATAATGGATGTTTGCAGTGTGATCCAACTGATACAACAAATTGTGCGACGTGTTCAGCTGATGGGGATTGTAAAAATGGTGGAAAATGTATAATGGTAAACGGGCCTACTGGAAAAGGAATTTGTAATTGTGTGTCTCCATATACTGGAAATATGTGTGATGGAGTATGCACATCTA